GCTCTTTCTTTTTGTAGTATTGGTTTAGTGCTATATTAATCTTATAGTGTCCAATGAGGGACTCGAACCCTCAAACCTTTTGGGTAGCAGATTTTAAGTCTGCCGCGTATACCATTTCGCCAATTGGACTTACTAGGACTCTCCGCTCAGTTCCTTCACACTCATATTAGTAACTTCCGACCTCAGTGTCAACTTCTTTTTGCTAGTCTTGAGCATCTTATCTCCTCCTTCCTAATGTTGATTTGCCCTCATGATAGCGACCCAGATTGCCGCGTCACGATTGAAAATGCTCCATTTGCATGAAGCTGCACATCGCATCAAGAATTCTGCTGACATATCAATCGATTGCCCCTTGACAGAGGTTTATCTGTCGTTAAATTGAGCTTTGTCAAAAGCGGACTCAGAAGAGGGACACAAGCACGGTATGATTGTTAAGCACTAACCCTAGTTAATCACCTGGTAAGCTAACCCAATGATGACCAGTGAGTGCTAGCTCAGCTATATGGTCTGCCAGTATACGAGCGGCTTGCTTATGTCGATGAGGCTGTGTGAGACTAACACTGCGTTCAATGGCCCATCGATACAGCTCTAACGGAGTGTCGCCGAAGCCCAAATCAAGACATGCATGTAGCGCCTCGACTGCCATAGATTCATTACCAAGGGAGCTAACAAGTTCAACATAGCTGATTCGATCTCTCATAATACCTCCGCAGAATCTCAACCTAACACAGGATGAGACTCTTCACAAGGTATTAATTGACTTTCCAAAGGGTGAATCCTTGCCACGTGATGAGGCTGTCGCTCTTGTAACCGCAGATAGCAACAGCTAAGTCTCGCAGACTTTGATTGGCTTCGAACCACACCGTCTTAACTTGGCTGACTTGCATCATGATGTTACTATAAGGTATGACTGATGAGGTGTCAAGCATCGTGAGTGGTAGACCAATGGTCTTTGTGGATGTAAGTGCCTGAACCAGCGGGCAAAGATTGTGCCTTGCCGCACGGCTCAGCAGTGGCTAACTTGATGGGGAGTTCAACGCGCCTGGCTGGTGCATACATACGCTGCACATTATAACCGTCCGAGGCTACTAAATGGTAGGCATGACAAGTACTAATGCGAGGCGTATGCCACGCCAGTTATGGTACAAGTGCTTGATATCTGATAGGCGAGCATCGAAGTGCGACACCACTCAACTGTCGCATGCGACGTCACACCATCCAGGTGCATGATAGTATTATGGACATCTGTTCAGTACTAGTGTCGCAGAGTGTCGCATAGTGCCCGGGACATCTAGCCAGCTGCTCAGACGCCGCATGGCTTACCCGTGCACGGACTGCACTATCACCCAATGTGACATCACATTTCAGTTGACACGCGAGGTGTGATGCCTTAGATTGATGACATGTCCAACACAACCATTAAAGACTCGCAGCTTATCCAGCTCATCAACGACGCCGGACGCCACGGCGACGACGTCACAGTCATTGTAGGGCGCATCGCCCTCGGGGAGGAGAACCCCATCACCGCAAGCTCGTGGGAGGAGAGGTACGGAGGAGGGGGATACCAGCCCTATCAGCGGTTGGCGGTCCTGAAGTTCGGCCACTCAGTTGAGACGGCACGGGATATGCTAGCCAGGCAATGGCAAGCATTTTTGATGGGGAACTGGTCCAACCGGGAGATCGACGGTCGGCAGTAGGATGTCACACTCGATGTCACATTTTCAGTTGACATCCTGACTGGGACGTATTACGTTGAGGGCATGACGAACCAGATGACCAAGAGCCAGACCGAGTACTTCGACGCCATCATCGCCGACATGCGCCGCGCCGGGCGGCTCGAGCTCATCCACTACGCAGGCGCTGCCCACCGAGACCGCGTCGCATGGTATGTGACGATGGGGTGGGTGTGGAACCCAAGTATGTCAGAGATGGAACTGAAGGAGACTGCGGCGCGGCTGTACCCATGAGTACCTGAGTACCCAGTACTAAGCATCCCCAGTGGTCGTCGTATCACTCAGGGCTGCACCATGGTAACACCCGTTACTATATGTGCAAGCCTATAATAACCACCCCTGTCTTCCCCCTAATGCAAAGGGGACCCCAGCGGCGCGGTGTTGCCTATGTGCGCGATATTCAAAACCTTTTCGACATTTTGATATGTGTCATCAACTATATCATTATTGGTCTAGTTAACATATATAAACGGCTTTTTAATTCAGTAGCGATTCTCTAGGCCATTGCAGAATCACGTAGTCAATTGAGCTCTCGACCCCCTTGGTACTTGACGAGCCGACTATTTAATTGCTACACTCAATTCGTAATTAGTTTCTGAGCCTTATAGCGACGCTGCGGGCGGCACTTGTAGCTACAGTAAGCCCCAGGCAAGCACACTTAGGTGAGCAAAGCACGCATAGTCTCATGCTAATTACACCTTTATATTACTAGATGACATGAGATGGTAATCGAATGTCACTTATTGCACAGCGGTAGCACTGGCTCTGGGAATCGAAAGCAAGGTCTTTCATCTCTATTTAGCTCTATACAGCCATTACACAGAGGCGATGCCTTGCACCACAGTCTTATATGTACTAACACATTATCAGTGGAGAGAAACGAAATGAGTTTCATTAAGAAGATTCAGATAACTCCGTCTCAGAAAGTTCTTAATAAGAGGCTATCTAAGCCGCCTACTATGCCGATGGTAGAACCCAAAGACACAGTAATAGGTATGAAAGACATTGCTGGACGTAAATACAAACCTGGAAAGGGATATTAGATGCCACTAATTCAAGGTAAAAGTAAGAAAGCATTGAGCGCGAATATTGCTATTGAGCGCTCCAATGGAAAACCACTTAAGCAAGCCGTGGCTATAGCATATAGTGAACAACGAGCCTCTAAGCATAAGAGTCGTGATATGGCAGGACGTAAGGTTAAGAGTGGTTACTAATGCTGGCTTGCCGAGCTTGCCGAGTTCCAATATCAGCCGACACAGGTTGTAGTCTTTGTAATCCAATACGCAAGCATTTAGTGGTTGTAGGTGAAGATGAGGAAGACAGACCTAGTCTTGCTGCAACTGGTGGTGAGATTGTAAGTGCACTGCGCGCGCGCTTAAAGACTATTAAGAAATTACTTAAGGATAGTAACGATCCTAAGACGGAGATGCAGCTTGAATCTCGTATGCTTGCCATATCTAATGCGGCATCTAAAATGCTTGAAAGTGCGCGTAAGATTCAGACTGATGGTGTTCAGGCAGTCGAGCAGATGTCATTTGCTGAGCGCGCTGAGTTATTTATCGATTGGGTGACGTCTCTTACACCCGCTTATCGTGCATCACTTAGATTGAAGTGGGATGAGTGGGAGGCACAAACTAGTAAGCCGCTCCTAGAGAGTAAGGTGCGCTAATGGATGACCCATTTATCATACGTAATTATGTTCCATCAGATGAACCATATATAATGTCTACTTGGTTACGCGATATGCGTAAAGAGGATAGAGGCTCGCTTCCATCTGATATATGGTATAACTCACATCGTGAATATATTAAACGTATATTTAGTGATAAAGAAGTACAGGTTTTAGTGTTAGCCACGGCTGACAACCCCAATGAAATTATAGGTTATGCTGTAGGCATACCGGAAAGAGTGTTATTTTGGTGCCAAATACGACAGGGAAAGCTACGGTCCCAGGGACTATCAAAGCGATTACTAACGCAGCTCAAGTGCTTACCAAGTACCCCGGCAGCACTGACATCAGCAATGGGACGCCGGAAATTGCTAAACCCATACAGGGGTTACGAGCTCCGACACTTGATGGCAAGCCATTAAAGGAGCTTAGTTTACTTATTAAACCTGCTCCGTGTGGCCCCGGCTATCTTATTACACTTGATAGTACTAATGAGTTTAGTCGTGTGTACTATCATAATGGTAGATATATATTGAGGGAAAATACGGATAGGTTAGGTTATAGTCGACTTGAGTCTGCTGACTTAACTAAGGATGGACTATTACTTGTATTTAACACTGGACATCATGTGGCTATACCTAGGTCATGGTACGTCTTTACATGGATACCGGCCTAATGAAAGTAATCTTATACTTCCTTTGTCGTCGGCCAGAGCCTCAGATTAATTCAATCGACCAAATGTGTCAATATACAATCGATGAGTCTTAGAGGCCAGTATATATTATGAAAAAGCGTACTGACTTAATGAATGCCTTATGGGCTAATATTAAGAATGAGCAGGATAAACGAGAAAAAACCAAGACACATGTAGACGTGATTAGTGCGTTGCGTACCTTCCTGCGGCCTCACCAGCGGCGACTTGAGGCAGATGACTCAAATTTAATTTCAGTTATTTCGCCACGACAGACAGGCAAGTCTACGGGTGCTCTAGTTATCGCCCTAATTCGCTGTCTACAGAGAGCCTACAGTTCTTGGATAATTATCGGATTGACGCGCATCTCTATTAAGAAAGTCTACTGGGCCGACCTTCAAAAACTATCTGAGGCATTTGATTTAGGTATAAAGTTTCAGCACACTGAACTTACTGCGACATTACCAAATGGGTCTATTATATACTTTCAAGGTATTGATAAATTTGATGAGCTTGAGAAGATTCGCGGCGGTCGATATCATGGAGCTATTATTGATGAATGTAAGAGCTTTCCAGAGCTTACGTTTAAGACGCTTATTGATGATATTCTTGCACCGGCTTTGTTAGGTCAGTCAGGTCCTACTATTATAATTGGTACTCCTGGCGACGTGCTTAGAGGTGAGTTCTATCTAGCAACGTGTCAGCCACCAGTATTAATAGACCTTGGTGACGGATTACGATGGTCTAACTGGCCAGCTAATACAGGTCCAGATGAACATACCGCTATATGGTCTTTCCATTTATGGACATTAGAGGACAATGATATTGAATTTATTAATCCTCGTACTGGTCGTAAGTTCACACTATGGGAAGAGGCCCTACGTAAGAAGAAAGAGAAGGGCTGGAAAGATGACCACCCAACCTGGCGTCGTGAGTATCTTGGTCACTGGGTTGCTACCAATATGCGCCTGGTGTATAGATACAAACCACATATACATGACTATATTAAGCAACCAGTAGATTTGCATTGGGGAATTCCATGCCCTAAAGATACTAAATGGAATACTGCCATTGGATTTGACTTTGGTACCAAAGATGGAACTGCTTTTGTGATATGGGCCTGGAGTCCTACGTTTCCGGGGCTATGGGAAATATATAGTGAAAAGCGACAAACCACCGATGACTTACGATTATCAGTCTCAGCTATTGCTAGGTGGTTTAAAGAGGTAGATGCGATATATGGACCCTTTGCTGGCCTAGTTGGCGATCCGGCGGGGCTCGCAACTATGGTAATTGAAACTCTGGCAGTCGAGCATAATATATACATAGAGCCCGCTGAGAAGCGCGAGAAAGTAGACCATATAGAATTATTTAACAATGATCTTGATAATGAGGTCATTCACATCCTTAAGAACTCTGAACTATCAGATGAGCTTCTTAATAATAGATGGTTACTTAAAACTATTGGTACTGATAAGCGTAAGGAAGACCCAGAAACTCCTAACGACTTATGTGATGCTGGTCTTTATGCCTATCGTTGGTGTAGACATCGACAAGCTAAACCAGAAGAAGACAAAATTAAAGTTGGTAGTATTGAGTGGTATAGATTAGAGCAAACTAGGGAACTAGCTGAACTAGAACTACAGGCCCGTAGGTCCAAGGATGATAGTAGATTAGACCAAGAGTGGTGGAAGGATATACATGACATCAGCCGCTTTAGCTGAGTACCTTAAAGTTATACGTGATGCCGGATGCATGTCTGCTGCTATGAAGGGATTTGATGATAGTCATGAAGCATTTGAACTATCTGTGGTCATGGCACCAGATACTGTTGCTCCTACTATGGGAGAAGTACCTACTGCAGGCGGATGGAAATCCCCTAATTTAGACAGTAATAAGTTATTTGAGAATGAGGAGCATAGTGTCTGACATTATATCAACCAACTATGTCGGCCCAGCTATCAGTCCTGACGACATGCCATGGTATACTTATGAGCAAGAGGACGCACCACAGGAGAGGTTAGCAGTATGCATATTACAAACGGTACAAGATATAGAGAGGCGGCAACAGTCAATATATGAAGGTAATCGTCGCCATGCTCGTATTTTTAGTGGTTATACTCCTGTCGGCCTTAATTGGGGTAGTACTTCGGGTATTAATACACGTAGTCCATTTGAGGTTACGAAAAATGTGGCACGAGGTGTGTGTGAGACTGCAACCTCGCTTATTGTGAAGTCTAGGCCCAAGGCTACGTTTGTTACTACTGGCGCTGATTTTGATATTCAGACTCAGGCAGAGGATATGGACTCATTCATGCTAGGCGCATATGAGTTATCTGGTATATATCAGATTGCACCTCGCTCGTTTTTAGATTCCACCATATTTGGTACTGGAGGCTGGAAATATGTGCCATATGGCACGGGCACTAGTTTTTGTATTAAGACTGAGCGCGTACTTATTGACGATCTGATAGTTGATGAGGATGAGGTGCGCGAGCATTTATATCCTGCGTCTACTTATCATCGTATGTTAGTTCGATTGGATGCAGTTATTAAAAAGTATGCTAGTGGTAACTCTGCTAAGGAAAGACTTCTTAGGTCTAGGTTACAGCAACGGTCTGGCTCTACTACCTGGACTAATAGGCCTGTACCACCAGGTAAGATAGTTCTTATTGAAGCTATTTATGTTGATCCATGTGGTGTTGACGAACCTAGACGTGTACTTACTACTGGTAGTGTAGTGCTTGATGATAGTGCATGGCCATACGATTTTCAGCCTTATTCGTGGTTATGGTGGTGCTTACCTATTACCGGATTTTATGGTGATGGTGTTTGTTATCGTCAATATGGTAGACAGCAGCGCATCACATATATGTATCGATGGATTCAAAGAGTCCAGGACCTGTATGGTACTCCTCGCGCATGGGTTGATCCTCAAGGCGGCCCTCCTACCATGCAACTATCTAACGAGATTGGTACAGTTATTAGTGCACGTAAGCCACCAACATTTCAAGTTCAAAATCCTGTTCCATCTGATACATATAAGTGGCTTGATGCTTTAGAGCGCGGCTGTTATGAAGATGAGGGTATGAGCGCTGCTAGTGGTACTGCAACACTCCCTGCGGGTATTGAAAGTGCACCAGCTCAGCGTGAATGGAATTATAAGGAAGCTCAGAAGTTTGCTCCGGTCAGTCAGCGATGGGAGCACTCAATTGCAGTTGATGCGTCTACTAAAATCATTGCAATGTATAAACACTATGTTGAAAATCACAAAGAAAGACCAAGTATATCGTGGGCTGATCGCAAACGTATGTACACGGTTAAGTGGCCTGATCTCGAGAAGGATGCATATGTAATTAAGGCTGATGCTAGTAGCCTTGATTCCATGTCACCTGCGGCACGTATTCAGTCAGCATTAGAGCTAGCACAGACTGGCTGGATTAGACCTGAAGAAGGTAGGGCGTTAGTGGCTCACCCTGATTTAAAGGAGTCTGATGACCTTGGTAATGCTGGTGAGACGTATGCTCGTTGGGCTCTTAAGAAGATGCGCAAGGGAGAACATCTTGCAATCGATGAGAAGGTTGATCTTGTAGCACTTAATAGAGTTATTAAACAGGGTAGAGCTATAGCCATTACTCAAGATGCACCACAGACTATTATTGATAACATGGGTCGATTTTTAGAAGCACTAGACCAAGTTCAACTTGCTGAAGCTGCTGCCAATCAACCTCCACCCACACCACCACCTAGTAGTATGGCCAGTGGGCCTGCTGCAGGTGTTCCACTACAAGGATAATACATGCCCGATAATACTCCACTTACTCCTGAGTCTCTTGGTTTTGGCGTTGGTGGCTGGGGATTCGCTCCTCCTCCACCCGATGTTAATGGTCATAATGGAGACGACAGAAAACAGTTAAATGGTCAGGCTAAGGCCGAAACTAAATCAGAATCAACCGTGTCTCCGTCGTCAAATGAAAAACCTGTTGACAATAAAGAGGCAGCACGAGAAAATACAGCCAATAGGAACTTAGCAGATATTCTACGTGAAGATAGAGAGGCCCGTGCTACTAAGAATAAGGAAGCACAAGCTAATACAGCCGCAGCTGCTGAGGCTAAACAACTTCGAGATGAACTTACTAAGATTAAGAGTAGCAAGGCATTTGAGGATGATCCTATTGGCTATATTAAGAGTCGTAAAATTACTCCTGAGATGCAAATCTTAATAGGTCAATCATTGCTGTATGATTTGGCACCTGAAAAGGCACCACCTGATTTAAGATTTAAATTATTTGAAGCTAAGACACAGCGTGATAATGAGACACGCGAGGCAGCACAGAAAGAAGCAGAGGCAAGGGCACAGGTTGCTGCTGTTGAGCGCAACATTGAGGCTTTTGCTAATGCACTGAGCGCTGCTGCACGAACTTTTACTGAAGGTTCATATCCTGAGAGTGAGAGTTGGTTTATTGCTGCAGATGGCAAAGTTGACCATGACAACTATATGAAGAGTCTTATGGCAACAGCCAATAACATTGGTTTAGCTGCTCAAAAGACGGGTCAAGCGGCTGACTTATCTCCTGCTAATATTGCTAGGACTCTTGAGATAGAGGTAGCTCGCAGGATGGCTGTTCGAGATGCAAAGCGCGCTGGCGCTACTAAAAAGACTGAGGCCCCTACTACCAAGGCAGATGGTAATGGTAATACTACAAGTACTCGTGGGCTTAATGCTGGAGGTGCTCCTACTAAGCCTGCTATGACCGAAGCTGAGCGTATCGCACGAGCTGCTGCTGTTGCCTTTCGCTAGTTTAGGTTTTAATGATTTATGTGACCACACACTAAAGTGGCCAGGCAAGAAATTGGGCCTAATAAGCTCCCTCTTGTGCTGCGATTATAGGTGGCATGTATGCCGACTGTTTTAGGCGATGTTCAGTGGAATGCACTACTCAAGGAGCTTTATCCTGACGGTCTTCCTGCTCAGATTATGATGCGTAAGCACGTCCTTTTAAGCAAGATGCAGAAGGACGGTGATGCTTATGGCGATCACATG